GGATCTTTAGCAGTAGGTACTTGTTTCTTAACTTCATTACTCATATCTATAACTTTACCTAATTCTGGGTGTTCTACTGCTCCAGCCATTTGGCACCAATTATATTTATCTAATGTATGAAGGACTAATTCTCTTCCTACTTGAGCAACTCCAGAATGAACTCTAATATCATCAGTTAATAATAGGATTTTTTTACGATCTTCTTTTTTAATATAACCTTCTTTCATATTTTATTATTGATTAATTTCTAAATTATTATGATTATGTATTTTTTTTCTAAAATCTTCATCTGTAAGATATAAATGAATAGCCCTATCAGATAATTTCTGAAATGAGAATTTACGTCTTACACATTCAATTTTAAAATTTTCAAATAAAT